CCTTTGTCCGGTACAGAGAAGTGCAGGAAATCCCGAATGGTATCGGCAACATTGGTGACGCAGTCCGCCAGCCAGCCGATGGCACTCTGAATGCCATCAATGATTCCCTGAATGATATCCCGTCCCCAATTCCAGGCATCCGAAGCCAGTCCCTTGATATATCCCACAGCGGCATCGAATCCATTCTGAATGGTGGATTTGATGCCGCTGATTTTGTCGGAAACCGCAGAACGAATGTTGTCCCAGATGCTGGACACCGTAGAAGAAATGCTCTGCATCACGTTGGAAATGGTGCTTTTGATGCTGTTCCAGATGTTAGACACCACCGACCGGATGGCGTTCAGAACATTGGAAACCGCAGAAGAAATTTGATTCCAGATAGAGGATACCACAGAAAAAATAGCATTCATCACACTGGAAATCGTGCCGGAGATGCTGTTCCAGATGGAAGAAACCACATTCCAGATTGCTGACAAAACAGAAGAAATGAAACCAGACACCGCATTCCAAACCGTAGTCACCACATCTTGAATCGCCGTCAAAACCGTGGAAATCGTATTGGAGATGGCATTCCAGATGGTTTCAAATGTCGTTCGGATGCCCTCTAAAATGGGTGTTAAAAACGCCACGATCGCATTCCAAATGGCACTGATCTTCTCCGAGATCCAGTCCATCACTCTGCCCACAATGATCTGGATGGCTTCAAAAATCGTCTGAAACAGATAGCCGAATGCCGTGATCAGCGGTTCTAAGGTGGTGTAAATGGCATTCCAAACGGTCGTAATGACGTTATGAATTGCCTGAAAAACCGTAGAAACCACGTTGTAAATGGCATTGAAAATCGTGCTGAAAAAGTTGTAGATTGCCGTAAAAATGATGGTGAAGAAATCCCGAATCGCTGTAAATACGGTCGTTGCCACCGTCTGAATGGCAGTGACAATGGTGGTGAAGGTATTGGAAATAGACGTCCAAGTGTTGACGAAAAAGTCCCGGATTCCGGTAACAATTCCCGTGAAAAAGGAAGCAATGCTGTTCCATGTGTCCACAAAAAATGTCTTGATAGAAGTCCAGACTTCGTTCCAGCTTGTTCCGAACCATCCCAGCACCACATCTGCAATGCCTTTCAGAGTATTCATGATATTGCGGAACGTGTTGACAATGAAGTCCCAGATAGACGTAAAAATACCCTTGATGCCGTCCCAGCACTGCTCCCAGTCGCCAGTAAATAGACCGATCAGTACATCAAGTGAATTTAAGAGAATATCTGCAAATCCAGAGAAAATATTAGAGATATTCTGAAAGACGCCTTCAAAAATGGGAGCTAACAGATTGCACAGCCCGTCCCACGCTGCTTTCAGCACATCGGTGAAACTCTCAAAATCGAATCCCAGAGCATTTAACCGATCAGTGATGCCCTGTGTCAATCCGGTAAAGGTGCTTTTGATTTGCTCCCAGATGGCGATGATATTGTTTTTAAATTCGTCATTGGTTTTCCAGAGATGCACAAAGGCAGCCACTAAAGCAGCAACAGCTGCGATAATGGCAAGCAGCGGACCTAAGGACACGCCTAACGCTCCGGTAATGGCTCCGATGCCACTCTGCACAGCAGAGAAAAGGGCGGGCAGTTTGGACACTGCGGAAAAGACCGTTCCCACGCTGGAGATGGTTTTTCCAAGCACCACCAGCATGGGTCCCAGAGCAGCAGCCACCAGTGCAATTTTCGCAATGGTTTCTTTGGTCTGTGGGTCTAACTGGTTCAGCTTGTCCACCAGTTCCTGAATGCGGGAAACCACAGAACGAATGGTGGGCATCAGAATATCAGAAAAGGAAATCGCCAACTCTTCCAGCTGGGACTTCAAGATGGTCACTTGTCCGGCAAGGTTATCCTGCATGACTGCCGCCATTTTTTCAGTCGTGCCATTGTAGCCGTCTACCGTATCCGAACAGGTGTCAATGGCATTGGACAGCTTTTCAAAGTCCGCCGGGGAACCGTTGATGATCGCTAGCATACCGGACATGGCCTCTTTGCCAAACAGTGAGGCAGCAGCCTGTGCCTGTTCTGCCTCAGAAAGTCCGCCCAATTTCTGACGGAGTTGTTCCATAAGTTCTCGTAAAGAGTACATCTTGCCGGAACTATCCGTCAGAGAAATGCCGTACTGTTCCATGGCAGATGCTACCGTGCCTGTCGGCTTTGCCAGATTGGTGATAGCGGAACGCAGTGCTGTACCAGCCTGTGAGGATTTGATACCGGCGTTCGCCATCAGTCCGATGGCAATGGCAGAGTCTTCGGCGGAGTATCCCAAGGAACCCAGTACCGGAGCGGCATACTTGAAAGTTTCTCCCATCATGCTGACGTTGGTATTAGCGTTGGAACTTGCGGCTGCCAGAATATCTGCAAAGTGTCCGCTGTCCGAAGCAGACAAACCGAAAGCGGTCAGAGCATCCGTGACAATGTCCGAAGTAGATGCCAAGTCTTCCCCGGAAGCGGCAGCAAGATTCATGATGCCTTCGATACCACTGAGCATATCATTGGTCTTCCAGCCTGCCATTGCCATGTAGTTCATAGCATCCGCAGCTTCACTTGCAGAGAATTTTGTTTTGCTGCCCATTTCACGTGCTTTTTCCCGGAGAGCATCCATCTCTGAACCGGTCGCACCGGACACCGCTGCCACCTTTGACATGGCGGAATCGAAATCCGCACCAGTTTTCACGGCAATGGTTCCCAGAGCCGTGACACCAGCTGTGACTGGCAGCAGCTTTTGTCCCACACCGGAAATTTTGTCCCCGGCGGACTGCAGCGTTTCACCCAGAACGCCCATCTTTTCCAAGGCGGTGTGAGAATTGTTTGCTTCTGTGGTCAGGCGTTTCAGTTCATTTTCGGTTTCGATGATCTCCCGCTGCAAAGCATCATACTGCTGCTGTGAAATTTCACCATTTGCAAGAGCAGTGTTTGCCTGTTCTGCCGCAGTTTTCAGTACTTCCAGCTTTTCTTTGGTGGCAGACACCGCATCTGCCAGCAGCTTGTGCTTCTGGGACAAGAGTTCGGTGTTGGTGGGATCAAGCTTCAGCAGCTTCTGGACATCTTTCAGCTGCGTCTGTGTACCCTTGATATCCTTGTTGACACCTTCCAGTGCTTTTGACAGCTTGGTGGTATCACCGCCGATTTCTACGGTGATGCCTTTGATTCTATTAGCCATACAATTCTCACCTCCTATCAAAACTTATCAAAGTCACTCTGATCTGCCAGCACATCATAATGACACTCGTCATTCTCCCGTTCGGTGAACATATCATTCACCAGACCAATGGTCAAAAAATCCAAATCGCCCATTGACAAACCAAGCTGAACGCACCGCAGCAAAAACAGCGGTGTGGTCATCGGTCGGTCAATCGGGCGATGTTTTTTTTAGACTTGACCTGTGTTTCTACGTTCAAACCCCAGAGATCGATCAGCTGCGGCAAGATCTCATAGATGCTGAATGTGTTGAACTGTTCCAGAAAGTCGTCCGGATTATCAGGAACATTCTCCGGAGCAGCGTGTTTTGCCATGATGTAGGCGATGTTCTCAAATACCTCAAGGCTTTCAATATCCAGTGCGGAGGATTCCTCTGTATTTTCTCCCACAGACTTTTGCAGTGCTGCAAAATCCTGATAAATATCTCTGCGGAATTTCAGACGATACAGTCTGGGAACTGCCGCACTTGCCTTAAACGGCACATCAATCCCATCAATGGTGATGTTCTTCTGAATTGCCATACTGCACCCTCCTTACGCTTTCACAGATGCTGCGGATGCCTTACCACTCTGTACAGCGGCAGCCAGATTTGGCATATATACCACCTTGTACCAATTCTCATAAACCTCGGCATCCGTTTTCTCACAGGTTTTAGTTTTTACCAAACCACTGTTCAACGCCGTTGCGGTCAAAGACAGCGTTTCTGTTTTAACTTCCTTTTCGTCCTCAATTGTGCTGGATTCTGTTGCCGGACGAGAGGCAGAGCAGCAGAACAGACAGTGACGAATTTTATTCTTATCGCCGCTGAATTCAAACAGCAGTGCAAACTGGGATACTTCTGCAGTATTGGTTTCCGTGAGAACGCCCTTTTCATCCAGCTTCTCACCGAGAATGTCTGTCGCAAACTCAAGCGGAACCAATGCGATTTCAAGATCGCCGGTGTAACCAGAGTTATTGTTGATCACATAGTACACACCATCGTCAGCGTAAAAATTGGATGCTTCACCTTCTGCATCGATAGACAGCGACACTGCACCGGGAATGCGAACCGGTTTTGCAAAAGTCGGCACACCTTCTTCATCATAAGAGGTGATTTTTGCATAGTGAACTTTGTTCAGACCGAATTTTACCTTGTTTTTCTCCATTGCCATATAGATCAAACCTCCATCTCATAGAGTACTTCATACAATTCTTCCGAATCAATGAATAGTTCTGTTTTTGTGTAATAAATTTCATGCTGGGCAAGCACTGCCTCTACTTGTTCTTCCAATTCCGGCAGTTTTTTATCCGTGTACAATTCAATGTCCAGCTGTTTGCAACTGAAATATGCCACATTATCTGCAGAAAATGGATTCTCTCCAGGAGAGAGAAACAACAGAAAAGGCGGTTCAGGACTTTCGCCTTCCGCATAATGATGATAGGCGAAAGGCAGCCCCATCTCTTCCATCATTTCTGCGATTTGTTCGTAGGTCATGACAAAGCCCCCTCAATCAAATGCTCCAGCAACTGCACACCGTTTTCTTCCGCAGGAGCAATATGCGGACGAGCAGATACACGACCACCGCCACGCTTGGCATGGCCTTTCTCCAATAAATGTGCCAGTTGATAGCGATTCTTACTGTGGACAGTCATTTCAAGAGAATGGCTGTTTTCCTTGGTTCTCTTCGTTGCCCAGCTTTTCGCATACTTTCCCGTGTCTGCCGGAGCATTGGCAGAGATCTCATTTTTCACTTGCGTTGCAGACTTCCGAACTGCTTTTTTCATAGCGGTATCTGCAAGGTCTGCATACTCCTGCAAGCCCTGCATGATTTCCTCCGCAAGATCGTCAATACTGGTCATTTTGCCCTGCCTTTCTGGCTTCTGCAGTAAGTTTCAGATAATCCTTGTGCAGATAATCCGGTGTAACACTGGTGATGTTGTATGTAACATCCCGAAACAAGATTCGGTTGCCTGTTACAGACGGCATCCAGCGCTGGTTTTGCCGAATGAGGAATTCCAGCTTCTGCGTTTCCTTGGTCACACCAGCGTCCGTATTTTCTACGGAAGATTTCAAGGTTGCCCTTGCCCAGCAGGAAAAAGCTTCGTCCCACACAGCAGTGTGATTGCCGATTTCATCGGTAACGACACGATTCTCCAGAAAGGTGATTCGCTGATTCAAAGTTCCGATTTCCATCAAATCACATCCTCTCGCTGTGCAAACAGCATAGCACGAAGTGTTAATGTCAGTTTGGAAAAGTCTGCAGTATTGCGGTTTTCATAGAGATAGGAAACCGTGTAGAGCATTGCTGTCCGTACCACATCTTCGTTTTCTGAAAAGCGTTCCTCGTCCATTCTTCCTACATCCATTACCAGCTGTTTTGCAGTTGAAATAAGGGAGAGAAGCAATGTATCATCATCTTCAAAATCAATCCGCAGATATTGCTTGACTTCCTGTAAAGTTACCACCCACTCCAACCCCTTTCTCTGATTACGCTTTCATGCCAAGTGTCTTTACGGCTTCGGTCAGAATCAGTCTGCCATCGACACGCTGAGATGCGAGGAATCCAACCTGACCATTCATTGCAAATACTTCATTCAGTCGCTTAAAGGAACGACCCTGCCGGTCGCCGATCCAATAATAACTGAAATCACCAAAAGCAAGGCACTTTGCACCTGCCTTGATCTCCGGCACATAGCTGGAAGTGTAGTACGGACGATTCAGAATGGTATCCGGTACGCCTGCCTGCACGGACGGATTCCAGATATAGTTTCCGGTGCTGTCTTTCAGCTTACGAAGTGCCTTTACTGTGGAATCGTTGAGAACCCACACTGCCTTCTTACGATACGGGCTTCTCAGAGAATAGAACAGTTCCAGAACATCATCGAAAGTGATATTTGCAGTGCTGGTTGTCGCTCCGCTTTCTGCACCGCCCGTTGCAGCAAAGATACCAGTCGGCTTGCCCTTGCCGTCACCAATGAAGAAAGATTCTTCTTCCTTTGCACCGATTCTTCTTGCAAATTCCTTTGCGATGTAAGACGGCAGGTCAAAAGCGGCATCATTCAGCAGTTCCTCAGAGATCTTAATTGCCGTACCGACCTTGTACGCACCAAGGGAAGCCTGTCCAAAGGTATCATCCGACAGCTTATATGCGTCCTCCTCGTCCATCCAAGCAGCTTCGCCCTTAGAAGTAACGATGGGAATCTTTCGATCACCGGAGGAAGTTTTAATAACAGTCGCCAGCTGCCGGAAAATGTTTTCTTCGGTCAGGGCTTCCACCAGTTTTCGTTCAAACTCATCTGGAACAAGATAGCCACCCTCAGTATCTGTACCAACCTGCAGGTCGTTTCGGACATCGTAAAAATTGCGGTTGCGGATGTTGTTCCAGAAAGCAGTACGATATGCATCCGATGCAATGCCGGTCTTGGTATCACTGTGAGTGGATGCGTTCGGCTTGTTCTGAATCGGCGTAGAAGTGGGCTTGTTCATCTCCGCTTCAATCTGAGCCTGTCGTTCCAGCCGCTGGATTTCCTTGCCGTATGCCACGATCTGCTGCTCCATGGCATCGTATGTCTTGCTGTCCTCTTCCGAAAGCAGACCGCTTTCATTTCGCTTGGAATCCAAAAAGTCACGGGCAGTATCCCATGCCTTGCTTCTTTTTTCTCTCAGTTCCTGAATTGTCATAGTATCAGTCCTCCTGTATTTTTAATATTTCAAAAGCTCCAGCCGCTTGTCCAATTGGTTGATCGGCGTGCCTTTGGATGCAGTTGCAGAAATCTTCTGCAGAAAAGAATCCAGCGTTTTGGATGGTGTGTACAGCATGGATGCTGTGCTTTCTTTCTTTTTTTCATCTGGATCTGTTTTTTCTGGTTTTTCTTCTGGAACAAACGGATTCTTTTTAGAAAAGAGAATGCCGTCTACAAATCCCAGCTGCAATGCTTTTTCTGCATTCATCCACGTTTCTTCATCCATCAGCCTTGCGATCTTATTGCGGCTGAGATGCGATTTTTCTGCATAAGCATTGATAATGGATTCCTTGACTTCATCCAGAAGTGCGATTGCTTTCTCCATATCTGCCTTGTTGCCCATGGCACAGGTCATCGGATTGTGGCACATCAGCATTCCGGTCGGTGAAATCAAGGTTTCTTCTCCAGCCATCGCCACCACGGAAGCCGCAGAAGCGGCAATGCCGTCAATCTTGACCGTGACCTTGCCCGGATGGTTTCGGAGCATGGTATAGATCTGACTAGCGGCAAACACATCGCCGCCCGGCGAGTTGATAAAGACGGTCACATCACCGCTGTGTTTTTGCAGTTCCGAGCGGAACATGGCAGGGGTGATGTCATTTTCAAACCATGTACTCTCCGCAATCGCACCGTACAAATACATCTCCGATGCACCGGTTTCTTCGTTGCGTACCCAGTTCCAGAAACGATTATTCTTCATGGGTCGTTTCCTCCTTTTCATTTTTCTTTGCAAATGCACCTGCATCAGCAAGTTTGGTGAAGCTACCGTTTACGAGATACAGATTTCCGCCCTGTTCTTCCGGCACCAGATTCATATCCTCCAGTTCCCGAATGTCATTGGTGGACATCCAGCCGTTCTGTCTGGCGGTAGCATAGCCCTGCATTCTGGAAGCGTAGTCACCACGCAAAAGCCCCTCTACATTGAATTTGATGAAGTATTTGCCTTTCTCTGAATCGGAAAGCAGATCTTTCATCATGCCTTGCTCCCATCGAACAATCCACGGGTCAAGACTGTATTTCACGAAATCCAATGATAGATGTTCCACGTTACTGAATGTGGCATGGTCAAGATCGCCGATCATATGAAGCGGCACTCGATACAACCGGGCAATTTCCTCTACCTGAAACTTTCTGGTTTCCAGAAACTGTGCTTCATTGTTGGGGATGGAAATAGGCGTGTATTTCATGCCCTCTTCCAAAATTGCGGTATGATGCGAGTTGGAACCACCATAGGCACGCTGCCAAGCATCCCGCACACGCTCTGGATTTTTGATGACTCCCGGATGTTCCAACACACCGGATGGACTGGCACCGTTGGCGAAAAAGGTAGAACCATAGTCTTCACAGGCAAGGGAAATGCCGATTGCATTCTTTGCAAGAGCAATCGGTGAATATCCCACCAAACCGTCATACCCAAGTCCGGGAATATGCAGCACATCTTCTGCCTGCAGGACAATATCGCCCTGCTGTTTCAGGTTTGGATTGGCTTCATCGTAGCGGCTGTAGATGTAGACCAGACGATTTCTCTGGTCACGGTCTACTCTGACCTTATCCGGCATCAGCGGATACAGCCCCAATACATCTCCACGACCATTTCGGATAATCTGTGCATAGGCATTGCCGTAAATCAGCAGATGGGACATCAAAGTTTCCCGGAATACGAAGGATGTCATTTCGGGATTCGGCTGGTCATGCAGCAAAAAATAGAGCGGATGCCGTGGCACTCGCTCTTTTCCATTTTCGGTATATTGGTAAACGTGTAATGGAAGCTGGGCAATCGCTTCTGACAGAACCCGTACACAGGCATACACCACCGTGTGCTGCATAGCGGTGCGGTCATTGACTCGCTTACCACTATTGGAACGTCCGAAGAAGTAACTGTAGCTGGGACTGTCGTAGCTGTTTTTCGGGTGATCTCGTCCCCGAAAAAATCCTCTCAAAATACGCATAATTCCTCACTCCTTACAAAATCAACATATCTCTTTCGTCATAAACACTTGTTCCATCCCCAGTACATCCACAGCGAATTGCACGGTCAAGAGCCATAATCATAGCAACCGCACCGTCAATCTTCTCTGTGGATTTTTCTTTGTCCGGCTTGATATTTCCGGCAGGATCTCGCTTGATGAAGATGTTGTCCATCATCCAACGAAGAACCGGATGTCCACCATGTGCTATTTTTTTCTCCAATGTCAATTTCATTAGTTCTTTTGTTGGCGGTGACATATCCTTATATCCCTGCCCAAACTGTACTAAGGTAAATCCCAAATCTTCTAAGTTTTGCGACATCTGCACCGCACCCCAACGGTCAAAAGCAATTTCTTTGATATGGAATTTCTGCCCCAATTCCTCGATGAAATTTTCGATAAAACCATAGTGAACCACATTTCCCTCAGTGGTTTTCAGGTAACCCTGCCGTTCCCACACATCATATGGAACATGGTCACGTCTTACTCTGAGTGGCAGAGTTTCTTCAGGGAGCCAGAAGTAAGGCAAAACAGAATATATCTCATCATCCTCAGTAGGTGGAAAGACAAGGACAAAAGCCGTAATATCTGTAGTACTGGAAAGGTCAAGTCCACCGTAGCAGATTCTTCCACGAAGGAATTCTGGAATTACAGGAGCATTACAAGCATCCCATTTTTCCATTGGCATCCATCGAACAGACTGTTTTACCCACTGATTCAAACGCAGTTGTCGGAATGCGTTCTCTTCACCCGGATTTTGTCTGGCAGAATTGCAAGCAGCTTCAACCTTATCCATTCCTACAGTAATGCCAAGAGAGGGATTTGCTTTTTTCCAGACTTCTGGAGAAGTCCAGTCTTCAGATTCATCTGCACCGTAAATCACAGGATAGAATGTTGGATCGATTTTTCTGCCCTCCAAAATATCTTTTGCCTTTTGATGCGTTTCATAACAAATAGAATGCGTGTCCGTCCCAGCCGTGGTGATGAGAAAATACAAAGGCTGCATTCTCGCATCACCGGAACCTTTGGTCATAACATCAAACAGCTTTCGGTTCGGCTGCGTATGCAGTTCATCAAATACCACTCCGTGAATGTTGAAACCATGCTTGGAATAGGCTTCGGCGGATAGCACTTGATAGAAGCTGTTGGTCGGGATGTACACGATACGCTTTTGTGAGGTCAGGATCTTCACTCGTTTGGAAAGGGCAGGGCACATTCGCACCATATCCGCTGCTACATCAAATACAATGGCAGCCTGTTGGCGGTCGGCAGCACAGCCGTAAACTTCGGCACGTTCTTCGCCATCACCGCAAGTAAGCAGCAGAGCAACCGCTGCAGCGAGTTCTGATTTGCCTTGCTTTTTCGGGATTTCTACGTAAGCTGTGTTAAACTGACGATAGCCATTCGGTTTCAGCACACCAAATATATCTCGTATGATCCGTTCTTGCCAATCAATCAGTTCAAACTTTTTTCCTGCCCATGTACCTTTTGTATGACACAGGCATTCGATAAAATTCACGGCATAATCTGCCGCTTTTTTATTATAATGCGAATCTTCCGCCATAAATTTTGTGGGTTTATAGCCTTTCAGTTTTCGCATTCTCTCACCTCACAACAAAAAAGGCCTGCCGAAGCAAGTCTTTGAAAATCATGGTCATGGCGTGCAGATGTGACCTGTTTGCCATGTTTGGTACGACCGCCAGAGCCTTTCGGCTCCGGCTTTTGGGATTTATAACTTCAAGAACAGCCCCGCACAGTTCGCCTGTGTGGGGCTGGTTTTGACTTTGGGCAGTTTTTCGGCAAGTGCTCTGAAAGCCCACACAGGGCAAACAGGGCGGTTACATGGGGAACTTTCGGTGCATTACAGACAGGATTTTCTCCCGTTCCTCCTTGGAAACGCCGATGCTTTCCAGTGCCTGCCGAATGCCGCAGTCCGGGCAAATGGGCGTTTGGTTGTCCGTTCTGGAAAGTGCAGGCACACCGGAATACAGCTTTCCGCAGAGTGGGCAGATTGCCGAAACTGGCTTATCCGTTTTCATGGTGGTACACCTCCCGTTCGCTGATGTCCATGGCTTTCCGCAGGTGTTTCAGGTCAAAACCGAACTGGCGGTATCCGTCCACACAGGTGCGAATATAGGCAGAAGTGGGAATGCCCAGTTTTCGTTCCTCGTGCATGATATACACAAAGGCAGTCAGCTTTTTTCCGGTTTCTGCAAGAGGAAGTTCCAGTTCCGTTTTGTAGTAGAAATGGGGATACCCCTCATAGCGGTCAAGAGCAAGTTCATCTCGTTCCGACACTGACCAGACTGCCGCCGGAACGGTACAGCCCTGTTTGGGTTCGATGGTCAGATAGGAGCCGGTCTTGCTGCCCTTGAACAGCAGCTGGTAATTTGGAATCTCCGCAGTCCCCACAATTCTGGCATCCGGGCAGCGGAACTGCATCTGTTTCATGTTCAGATTACTGCCGTAGGCAAGGTAAAACTTTTTCATGCAATCAAATCCTTTCTGAAAGGGATACCCTTTCACCACCATAAGACCGCCGAAGCGGTCTGGTGTAGCTGGTAGCAAAAGGCTGTCCCTTTATCTGCCGAACCGGAAGGCGGCATCACCGTCCAAGTTTCTGGTAAGGAACGTTCTGGCGGTGGCGAACTCCTCGCCGACCAGTCCCAGCCGAATCAGCCACGTCCGCATGGCGAATTTCGGGTTTTCCGTTTGCTGTGGTTTCGGACTGGCGGTTCGCAGTCCCTTTGCCATTTCGGAAAGGGCAAGGCAAAGTTGTATGTAGCTTTTCAGCTGTCCGGCATGAAGTCCGTTTTTCCTGCCGTTGGCAGGCTTGTCGAATTGAAATAACCGGAATTCAATTGTGCCTTTTGTAAAAGTTGCGTGATAGTTCAGCATGTGGTATCGGCTGTCGTTGTAGTGTTGATTTCTGCCGTAATTTGCACCGTTCGCCGTATACCAGATGTCTGCGAACTGTGCCATGTTGGTGGGCTTTTTCCGGTTCAGCTGTTCGATGAATTGGGGATTGACCGTTCTGCAATATCGGTTCATTCTGCCTTGGTCGATTTTCAGGGCGTCTGCAATCAGCCGTTCATGGCTCGCCATAAGGTTGGCGAGGTTTCGCAGGGTTTGCGGTGTGTGTCCGTTGGCACCGATGTGAATGTGTACTCCGGCTCCGATGCCTGCATGGCTGATTGCTCCGGCTTTGCGAAGTTTTCTGACCAGTTCCTGCAAGGTTTCAATGTCCTCGTATTTCAGAATCGGCGTGACCAGTTCGCACTTTTCGGCATCGCATCCTGCAATGCTGACGTCTTTCTGGAATTTCCATTCTCTGCCCTGTGCATCCCAAGCCGACCAAGTGCTGTAGCCGTTTCGGCTGGCGGTGTATTCGTATCTGCCTGTGCCGAAATGGTCGGCGGCAAGCTTTGCAGCTCGCTCTCTGGTGATGTGGTTCATCTCAATCTCCACGCCGATGGTCTGCTTTTTCAGGTTTTCGATTTGCTTTGCGGTTTTTTCGTTCATGGTATTTTCCTCCGTAATTTCGGGCTTTTTGCCCTTTCGTTGTACACATATTAACTCTAAACGGAGGAGATAGCAAGTGGCTAAATGTACAGAAAATGGGGTCAAAAGATTGTGTAGAATACACCCTTGCAATCCTTGCGATTGTATGGTAACATACCGTACAATGGAGGAGGTTTCGCCTTATTTTTTTGCCTCGGATACGGTCTGGAAACTGTCAATTTCGGGAATCAGGGCAAGGGAAGAACCATTCTCCCACCGCATATGAATGCTGCCCGCATCATCAATGTGCGTGACCACACCAACTGTTCCGGGAAGAACCGGATATGTTTCATTCCGCATAGAAATCAGCTGTAATTTTGTTCCCTTTGGATACTGCTTTCGGAGTTGCTCCAGATACGATTTACTCGGAAATTGCATCAGTATCACCAACCTTTCTGAATGCGGAATTGCCGGACAGATGCCGAAGAATGACCTTTCTTGCCGCCTTGAATTCTGCTCCCACCATTCCCAGACGAATCAGGAAACACCGCATGGTGTACTTGGGATTGTCGGAGGTGTCCGGCTTGCGGTTGATGCGGCTTTGGTTCTTGGCAAATTCGCAGAGCATGGAAATGAAGGTGCAGTAGGCATCTGCATCACCATCCTGTTCGACCGTGAACCACGGGAATTCCACCTTTTCATCAGACGGAATGATGTCCAGCGAATCCGTTTGAAAAGCTGCCTGAAAAAGGGCAGCCTTGTTTTCACAGATCTGCCGGAGATTGCCCAGTGTATGCTCCGTGAAGAAATCGGCTGGCATCTGCACAGTCAAGCCTTTGGATTCCGGCTCTGATGTGTCTGGAACAACATAGCCCCGATTTGCCAGTTCGGCAAGAAGCCGTTCTGTTTCCTTATGGTCGGCTTGGTCACTGATTTCCAGATCACCGGACTTGGTAACGGTGTAGCATTCCCCGATTTTGTAGGCACAGGTGGGCATGAATTGATAGACTGCCGGAATGCCGATAATCTCACTGATGGCTTTCACCAGTTCCTTTCGATTTTGACTGTGATAAGCAATGGTCATGTGAAAAACTCCTTTCTTTCGGCGTTTTTGCTTTCGCCATGACACATATTAACTCTGTTTCCCACAGATAGCAACTGTGAGATGTGTAGAATGTTTCGGCCGTCATTTGTAACAGATCACAAATCTGCCCAGACGATTCCAGCAAGTACAAAAACAGCAACATTCAGACAGATGCCATTCCCCCAAAGGCGGTACTCTTCTGCATCACGATATGGATCTTGCAGCCATTTCTGTACCATCTTTCGGCTTTTGGGACGGCTCTCCGGTTTTACCGCTTTTCGGTATTCTTCAAAAATAGCTACCCATCGGTCGATTTCTTCTTCTGTGGGATTTTCCGATGCCAGGTCACTGCACCATTGATCCGGAAATCCCTGCAGTCTTGCACATTCCTGCGGTGTCAGTCTGCGAACCGCATAACCGCTGGAAACGATGCTGGGGTCTTTGTGGTCCCGTGCCAGCAGTGTAGGGGTCGTTTCCCGAAATGCACCGCTGAAATTTCCCGTAGAAGCAGCATACACTGCATGATGGTCGGTAGCATTCAAAGTGAAAGCGACCTCTTTGTTGACACCGCCGCCCTGCGGTCCGTTTTGGTCAGACCGACCGATCATTGAACCCTGCAAAGCATAACTTTCCAGCACAGCAATACCGCCTTGGTTTTTTGCTGGTGACTGGTCGCTGGTGTCCAAAGTACGGGAAGTATCTGCCTCATAAATGCCGCTATGCGGATTACCGGAAAGCATGGCATTGCTGGAAAAGGAACTGATGCCGTATGCTTTCGGCTGAAACACAGTCTGGTCATTGTTGCAGGACAGCGTAGCAGATTTGTTTTCCTGTATCAGACTGCCTTTTCCACCGCCAGCTTTTCCGCAGCGAATCTTCAGCGTTTTCGGCGTATCCATCAACAACGGAACATTTCCGCCGCCGGTTCCGCATCTGGAAGTCAGCGTCTGTACTTTTCCGTTCTCAGAGATCTGAAGCCGGCTGTCAGCAGGATGATTTTCCAGTACACAAGGCGGATGATGGGCTTCTGCCCGAAGGGTGGCAGTGCGTTCTTTCAGAATGTCTATGCGTTCTCCGCCCTGGTCACACAAGCACAAGCCTGCCGTTCCAAAGCTGTCCGCAGCACTTCCGGCAGTTCTTTGCCACGCACGGAGGCTCTCCGCAGAATACCCTGACAAGCCTTCGGACTCAAATAGTATTTTTCCGGCACTTGTTCCGTCAAAATCTGCGACAAGAAAGATCCGTTTTCTTCGCTGGGGCACTCCCCAGTATTGTGCATCAAGAACTCGCCATGCGAGGGAATAGGATTCTGCCAGAATCTCTCCGGCTTTTGTCCATTTTCCCGCAGGTCGAGGAATTGAAATGCTGCTGTCTTTGACCGAACAGATGGCTTCGAGGACACAGCGGAAATCTTCTCCGCCGTTGGAAGAAAATGCTCCGGGGACGTTTTCCCAGACGATGTATCTTGGATATTTGCCATTGCTTGCACACCTCATTTCTCGGATGATACGGATTGCTTCATGAAACAGCGAAGAACGGCTGCCGTTCAGACCGGTTCGTTTTCCGGCGATGCTCATATCCTGGCATGGACTGCCAAAGGTGATGATGTCCACAGGCGGCAGCTTTGCACCATGCAGTCCGCTGATATTGCCGAAGTGTTGTACCTGCGGCAGCCGTTTTTCTGTCACACGAATGGCAAACGGTTCGATTTCAGAAGACCAGATAGGCACAATGCCAGCTAACAGTCCGGCAAGCGGAAAACCGCCGCTGCCGTCAAAGAGGCTGCCAAGGGTGAGCGGTTTATTCATCAGGCTTTTCCACCTCTTTCACCAGTTCAGAATATGCGATCTGCTTTCCGTCACGGATAACATACACACCATCGGCATTTCCCGTATCTTCCACATACCGGCGAAGAATCACCGAGGCATATTTTTCATCCAATTCCATGGTGTAACAGATGCGATTCATTTGTTCGCAAGCCATCAAAGTAGAACCGCTGCCGCCAAAGGTGTCCATTACCACGCCATTTTCCTGTGTAGAATTTCCGATGGGATAGCCAAGCAAGTCCAGCGGCTTAGAGGTGGGGTGATTGGCATTGCGTTTTGGCTTGTCAAAATGCCAGATGGTCGTCTGCTTGCGGTCGGAATACCAGTGATGTTTTCCATTCTGCATAAAGCCATACAGCACAGGTTCATGCTGCCACTGATAATCCGAGCGTCCCAGCACAAGGCTGTCTTTTACCCAGATGCAGCAGCCTGCAAGATGAAATCCGGCATCAATTTTTCTGAAATTCAGCCCTTCGGTGTCTGCATGGAATACATAGGCAGAACCGCCTTTTTCCAGATGTTCTGCCATTCGCTGAAAGGAGGACAGCAGAAATGTATAAAACTCCTCGTTCTTCATGCTGTCATTCTGTATGGTCAAACCGCTGGCACTCTTAAACGAAACGCCATAGGGAGGATCGGTCAGAATGAGATTTGCCTTGGTGTCACCCATGAGAGCAGATACATCCTCCGCAGATGTGGCATCGCCACACATCAGCTTGTGTCTGCCAACTGTCCAGATGTCGCCACGCTGTACAAATGCAGCTTTTTCCAGTGCAGTGGTGAGGTCAAAATCATCGTCTTTCACTGTGTCACCGCTGTTTGTATCAAACAAATCTGCAATTTCAGTTTCATCAAAGCCAGTCAGACCAAGGTCAAAGCCGAGATTCTGCAATTCTTCCATTTCCACAGCAAGGAGTTCTTCATCCCAGCCGGCATCTAATGCCATTCTGTTATCAGCAAGAATATATGCCTTCTTCTGTGCTTCGGTCAGGTGATCGGCAAATACACATGGCACTTCTGAAATATTTTCTGCCTTTGCCGCTTCGATTCTGCCGTGACCAGCCAGCACATTGTATTCCCGATCAATAATAACCGGATTCACAAACCCAAACTCACGCAGAGAAGAGCGAAGTTTCAGGATCTGTTCCTTGTTGTGCGTTCTGGCATTGTTGGCGTATGGCACTAACTTGTCGATATCAACGAGCTGAAATTCTGTAGTTGTGTTCATTTTGATTCACCACTCTTTAAAATGTTTCTTATTTGATTCCATGCAGCTATTGCTTGCGAGGTATATCTTACACTCAAATCAACCATTTGTTCGCCATGTTCTAAAATACACATATCGGATTGACGACTTCGTACAAGATTTTCTGCAAACTGTGCGGAGAGAACAGTCGGTATTTTCTTGCCATTTCCTACTCGATTGAAATACACTTTTTCTGACTGCATTAATTTTTTTGCTTCGGAATAGATACTTCTTTGGCAATTAGGACTCTCACAATCAAAAGTCACATTGTGCAATTCGGCATCTGTGTTTTTGCTAAACACACAACCCATATCAGTTCCTCTTTCTGGCGGTCAGCAGTTTTTCCATAGCATCATCAATGGGCAGTCCTGAAAATTCTGTTGAACAGTTTTCTCGTACAATTTGAAAAATTTGATACCACAACTGATTAACCTGTTTCATGTAGCTTTGACTCATAGAGACATACGGAGAAGCAATTGCGGCTCCGGTAGTTGGATGTTTTGCAAGAAATCCATACTCAGATATTACTTCTTCGCACTGAATCCAGCGGCTAACTGACATGGCATATTGCATCACAAGTTCGGAGTATACGGCTTTTTCACATCCTCTTGCTTTTAGCCATCGATAGGTTTCACTATAGATTTCTTCGGCAAGAAAATCTTTTCCGTTTTTTTGCTGAGCTTTCATAAAATCCTTTACTGGCGGAACATCATCACCTATCAAAACAGAAGATTCTGGGAATTCAAGCACTGATGCAGATTGTCCATCATTGATTTTGTCAACTAACGCCTTGGATTTTCTGCCAGAACCAACTCTTGCACCACCCCTTCTTGTACCGTCTTTTGCCACTGTTTTCACCTGCCTTTTGAGAGAAAAATAGCCGAAACTGCGTAAGTTTCGGCTTGTTGCATATTTTTAGGGTTAATACCCCCTTTGAAATCCAAATTTCGTGCGTGAGAGGGGACGCCGGTCTGTAAAAAATTCACAATTAGCGATTTTTATCCCCCCACCGGCAGCATTTCAGACACAATCAATACCGATAGACGGGATTTCGGTCTTCTGTCCACGTCTTGCGGTCATGGCAGGACTTGCAAAGAGCCTGCCAGTTGCTTTCATCCCACATCAGATGCGGATCACCACGGTGAGGAATGATATGGTCGACCACGGTCGCTGCCGTGAACCGTCCCTGTGCTTTGCACCGCACACACAAAGGATGCCGGCGGAGGTATGCCTTGCTCAGTCTCTGCCACTTGCTGCCGTAGCCACGCTTAGCGGCAGACGGTCGGTCTGGATGCAGGGGCTGATGCTCTGCACAATACAAACCGTCTGTCAGATTGGGACAGCCGGGGTGCTTACATGGTTTCAGTGCCTTCCTCGGCATAAGGTTCACCTCCGGATACAACGAAAGCCCACGTGGAACACCACAGGGCTTTCGGTCAGTTTTCTATGATATTATTATATCACACCTTTTTACAAAAGTCATCCTCGATTTTGGACATTCACTTTCCAAACAGCAACAAGGTCAACTTGGAAACCGCACGGTTTTTGCGTTTGTATGCAGAACTCCGCTCAATGTGAAAACGGTTGCTGATTGCGGAAATAGCATCAAAGGCATCTTCCTCATGCCAATAGAACTGTTCCAGCACATACCGTTCATCCTCCGACAGGCTGTCCCATGCAGGCTGAAACCATTCCATGTATTCCTTTGCCTGACGATACCGTTCCCGCAGTACATCAATTTCGTCAATGGCAGCGATGATTCGCATTTCGCCGGACTGCGGGTTCGGACTGCCGCCAGGCATATCTGTAAATGCTGGACTGCCAAGGGTTGTGGTGTCTTCATGCACCTGTGCGATTTCTTCGTCTGTATGTGCAATGATATAAGCCATGCTGCTGTAATCCTTCAGTGCGTTTACAGCGGCACTCCGTTTGTCTAAGTACTGCCAAATGATATTCATCTGCTGCCTCCAATTTCTGCTTTGACAGCTTGCATCAAAGCGGTCTGGGTTTGTTCCTTTCGAGTCAGGGCTTTCAGGATACGTTCGTCAATCGTACCCTTGGTAATGAGATGTTGAATGACAACCGTTTCAGATTGTTGTCCCTGTCGCCATAGTCTGGCGTTGGTCTGCTGGTAGAGTTCCAGACTCCAAGTCAGTCCAAACCAAATCAGGTGAGAACCGCCTGCTTGCAAATTCAAACCGTGTCCGGCAGCGGCTGGGTGCAGCAGACCAACTTGCAGCTTTCCAGCATTCCAGTTCCGAATACTGTCAGAAGACTGGATTTCCTGATACGAAACCCGAAGCTGTTGCAGTCGCTCTTGAATCCGCTCCAAATCATGCTTGAACCAATACGCTATCAGAACGGGCTTGCCGTTGGCTGCCTCTATCAAATCTTCCAGTGCATCCAGCTTTCGGCTGTGAATGGGAATCACCGCTCCGGTGTCGTCATACACTGCACCATTTGCCAGCTGGGAAAGTTTGTTGGATAGACTTGCAGCATTAGCAGCGGTAATCTCGCCATCCGGTAAGTCTAACACCAATTCCTGTTTCAATTGCTGATATCGTTCTCTTTCTTGCTTAGAAAGACGAACCGGAACTTCTGTCAACAAAAGTTCTGGCATTTGCAAATAATCAATCGCTTTCATGGAAATGGTGATGTCTGAAATTTTATCATAGATTTGTTTCTCTGCCTGCGGCAATGGCTTGTAAGAATAAACCACCATCCCATTTCGTTTATCCGGCTGAAAATAGGTTGTTCGATATTGTCCGATAAATCTTCCAAGTCGCTGTCCCATATCCAGCAAACGAAACTCTGCCCATAAATCCATCAAACCATTACTGGACGGTGTTCCCGTTAAGCCGACAATGCGTTTCACCTTTGGTCGAACTTTCATCAGTGCCTTGAATCGTTTTGTCTGATGGTTCTTAAAACCGGATAACTCATCAATTACCAACATATCGAAGTCAAATGGAATACCGCTTTCCTCTACCAGCCAACTGATATTCTCACGATTCAAAATGCAAATATCCGTCCTTGCATGCAGGGCTTGTCTGCGTTCTGCGGATGTCCCAACTGCTACACTGTATTTCAGATGCTTCAAATGTTCCCACTTTTCAATTTCTGCTGACCAAGTATCCCGTGCCACACGAAGTGGTGCGACCACTAAAACACGGCGGATTTCAAAGCGGTCAAACAACAACTCGTTGATTGCTGTCAATGTTGTGACCGTCTTCCCTAACCCCATATCCAGAAGAAGTGCTGCCACAGGATGCTCCGTCAAAAACTGAATTGCATACTGCTGATAGTCGTGCGGAATGAACTTCACGGTGTTTCACCTCCGACTTCATCCAAAATGGGGCGGATTTGTTCCAGACTATCCAGACAATACACTGAAAAGCCCACTCTCTCAAGCTGTTGTTTTCTCCGGATTTGTAATGCCCGCATCTTCTCACCCGGAGCCTTTACTTCCACAAAAGCAATTTTTCCACCCGGCATCAATACGATTCGATCCGGCACGCCATCCGTTCCCGGACTTGTAAACTTCCAACAAAGACCTCCTCTGGACTGCACCTCTTGTACCAACCGGCTTTCAATTATTTTTTCACGCATTTTAGCCACCTTTTCAAGTTTTTTCTTTTTTGGGGTGCTGGTCGATTAAGGTCAATATATAAAACCCCTTTTAGGCTGAAAATTTGGTAAAAATTACCTATAAGAAGAGTTTACGAAATGACCTCCTCCGACCTGCACCCCCGCCCATCATTCTAAAAATTCTGACTTGATTTTTAAGCCGTAAACGATGATGCCTTTCTTGGTTCTCTTTCGTTCAAAGCCTACATTTTCAAGCCCCGTGTAAAAGTCCGTTGTACTCCTTGTGTACTCTCCATTTCTGGCACAGTAAGCACGATATTCCTGATACAGTTCGCCTGACTTTTGCTGATAGGTCTTATCTACCTCACAGCAGTCTTCCAGAAATGCTGACATCCAGTCATTGCTTTCCCGATATGCGTGAATCGCATTTTTGACGCATTGTGGAACTTCCAGTTTGAATTGTCGGTCAATGACCTGTTTCGCTCCCTCCATCACCCAAGACAGAATCGCACCGCCAGCTTCCTTTACCAGATAATCTGCAAAGTTCTTGATGTCTGACTTGCCCTCCAGCTTTGCCAGAAACGGGATTACAATCAATCTCCGCCATGTTCCGGCATCATTCGCACCGACTCTCGGCAGATGATTCGTGTATAGCACCAGTGTATGAGCAGGCGTATAGCGGAACGGGTCTTTGTATTTCTTCTCCGCTTGGATTTCATCCGTGGAACAAAGCTGCTTGATGACCGCAGTATTCAACCGCATTCCTTCTTCCAGTTCTGCTGCAATGACCAGTCGTTTGCCCTTGAGTTCTGCCATCTCCGGCTTTACATTTCGCTTGCAGCCGACCGTCAATGCATCCGCAGACATTGTCCCACTGTAACTACCCAGCACCCGTGACACTGCATTCCAGAAGGTGGACTTGCCGTTGCTGCCTTCGCCATAGGCAATAATCAATGCCTCTTGATACACTTTTCCAATCGCACAAAGCCCGCAGATTTGCTGCACATAATCCGTTAAACTTTGATCGCCGCAGAAAAAGCAATGCAAGGCATCTTTCCAAATTTCTTCCCCCACGTTGTTCGGCGAAACAGCGGTCATTTTTGTGAGGTAATCCTCCGGATTGTGCGGTCTTCCGCCATGCACGCCTTTCTGCAAGTCATAGGTTGCTGTCGGTGTGTTTAGCAAGAACGCCTGACTGTCAAAATCTGCAATGTCTTTCAGCAACATTGGCTTGGCAGCCTGTAAAGCCGAAGAGATGTACTTCATATCTCTGCGTTTCATGACGAAAGTTCGATAAGTCAGAGCAGAGCGATATTCGATGTACGCTTTTCTGCTGACATCATCCACGGCTTTTTCCAGCACCTTTCCGCCCTTGGAGATTGTTTCAGCATCTACTCCGCTGTCCAGCAGCATCTTGTGTGTCATTTCCAGTGTCCGTTCTGCTTCTTCCAGCTGCTTGTCCAGAAATGCTTCACATCTGCCGACTGCTGTCTGCTTTGACTCTACCCAGTGTGTTTGCAGATAGCATAAGTATTCGGTTGCATCTGTATAGGCAAGTTCTCCTTGTACCTGCCCAGCAAAAACTTTCGCTTGCCCGATGTCAGAATAGTCCTCTGGTCGCAGGCGATACATCTGCCCGTACAACTCTGGAGCAATATATCCGTCCTGTTTGGATACTCGCTTTCCGAAGCTTTTTGCACTCTGCCAAATCATGTGCAGTTCTGATTCTGCCAGTGGCGGGTTGCACTTTTCTGCTGCCTTTTGAAACAATTGATACGCTGCCTCTGTATTGCCATAACGCTTGATCAGTTTTCCGGCAATATGACTCATTGTGCTGTTTCTGGAACCCTCTTGAATCCATTCTGTCTGAGCATCCCATTCTGCAAAAGCATCTTTTTCAAAAAATTCAGCAAGCGTCAGATTGCCTTGATACCATTCCACTTTTGGATTCTCCACACCAAAAAAGAAATGTGCCTCGTCCAGTGCCTTTTCATCGAAATAGGGAAACTGTTCCAGAACCTGTTTTTTCAAATTCTGTCGTTCTGTTACGGACATCCCTTTTTCTGCTTCAAAATAGACATGAAACTTAGGACGTGCGATTCTGTTTCCCTTGTTTTTCATGTGATTTCTGCTATAGGCAACTGCGAATGCTACGTCTGGAAATGTCAATGCCAGTTCCAAAGGTGTAACCCAATCTTCTGGGTTTTCAGAATGTCTATTGTCGCAGTCAAACATCAGGCAATCGCTTTCTATGAAGTTTGCATTGCTTCTTTTATCATCCGTAAATTTCGCAGAAACATGGTCAGATTGCACTGCAGACTTCAAACTTTCCTCGTCAATTACCTCTACATCATTCGGATATTTGATATTTTTTGCGTTTTCACGACAAGTAGCAGTATAAAGCGTAAATTTCATTTCTTTGCCTCCAGTTCTGCAATCAGCGTATTTGTCTGGCTCATAATTCCACACACTTGCTTTTGTATATCACGCAAAGAGTCCATAGTAATTACATCTCCAGACTGTTCACCATCTTGCCCCGTTAATAAATAATCTGTCGACACGCACAAGTAATCCGCCATTTTTAATAAAAGCCTCGGTGAGGGAGCCGTTTCACCTTTTAGGTACAGAGAGACTGTTTGCGGTCGAACTCCAACGTGTTCAGCCAGTTCTTTTTGTGTAATTCTTCTGCGGTACGTTGGATGGCACTCCATCAATTTTTGCAGCATTTGTGGAAATTGATACATTACTCTATTTCCTCCAGTTCTTCTGTAAAATACCGAATGGTCATATGCCGTCGCTTCGCCCATTTGATTTCCTGCTGCATACCCTCCGACCGCACAGAACCAAACACCCACAGCTGGGCACACTTTGACAGCAGTACCAAATTCATGAACATCGCTGTCTGACGATCTTCGCCCAGACTGTCATCCATGAATTGCGGAAACAGCAAGTGGGGAGCGATAGGGACATAGTGGGTGTCTACTGCAAAGCGGCTGTATCGTCTGGCGTTTTCGATATTGTCGTTGATGCAGCCATGGGAATAGGGAGAACAGATGTATACCAGTGGTCGATAAGCGGCAGCCTTTTTCGCCCTGCGTTCTTCTCGTTCAATACGGCTCAGTGCCTCATAAGCAGTGAGATCAATGTATCCCTCAGCGTTATACAGATTCATGCAGTGCTCCTTTCAGCCGCTTCAGTGTGCAGGCATCGCAGTAAACGGCACTGCTGAAAATGTCAAAGTTTTCTGCTGTCCAGAAAACACTCAGATCCACTGGTACTTCTGCACCGCACTGTGGGCAGCGACAGTATACGTTTTCGTTGTTGATCTCCACAGAGATACTGGTGGTGTCATTCAGATTTTCTTTGATGTAAAACATATGGAATCCTCCTAATCTTTCTTGTAAAAGCTGCATTCATATCCGTCTGCCCGAAGCAACAGTCCCTTTGCCCAGTCTGGCGTTATCGCCATCTGCTGACAGATCTCATCCAGCTTTGTATCTTTCGGGCATTCGATGATCATTTCATCGTGAATATGACCGACAATGAAGTATTGTGATAGCGTTTGCATGGAATAGAAGAGCAGATCCCGTGCGGTCGCCTGAACAATGTTTTCGACCAGCTTGCCGGAGTAAGTTTCCAAGCGTTCCCACTTTTTGCCCGTGCCAATGCCCTCATAGGTGATAGAATCACCGCCGAAGCGATTTTCACCGATGCGTGGCTTGACATATGCCAACCGTCTGCCGGACAGCAGGCGGATAAACAGAAAACCGGATTCATAAGAGAAGTGAATGCCGTGGGTCTCTGTTTCGGTTTTATCCCGCACAGCTTTGATGGCAGCATTTTCTACATCCCACCACAACTGCACAATGTGTGGAGAAGCCGTTCGCCAGTCCGTCACGATTTGTTTCAGTTCCGCATCAGACATTCCCGATCCACCCATGGCTTTCATTGCTCCGACCGAGCCGCCGTAGCCACATGCCAATTCTGCGACCTTGCCTTTCTGCCGTAAGTGTCCGTTGATGCCGTGCTTGACTACTGGCACGCCGAAAATTTTAGAAGCCGAGGCACAGTAGATGTCTTTGCCGTCTGCGAACGCCTGCATTCGCCATGTTTCACCGGCAAGCCATGCAATGACTCTTGCTTCAATCGCCGAGAAATCTGCCACGAGGAATTTGTAGCCGGGCTTTGGCACGAACGCCGTCCGAATCAGCTGTGAGAGCGTGTTCGGAACGTCTTCATACAGCAGTTCTACTGCTTCTAAATCACCAGACTTCACAAGCTCCCGTGCATCTTCCAAATCGGGAAGGTGATTCTGTGGCAGATTTTGCAGCTGAATGATACGACCAGCCTCTCGACCTGTTCGATTTGCACCATAGAACTGAAACATTCCTCTTGCACGACCATCCGAGCAGACGGCGTTTTGCATGGCTTGATACTTTTTGACCGAGGATTTTGATACTTGTTGTCGAAGTAGCAACACGGCTTGCAAGTCCGGCGGAGCGGTTTTCAGCTGTTCCTGTACTTCTTTTTTGCCCAATGATTCTAACTCCAGTCCATGTTCCGCCAGCCATTGTTTCATTTGCTGAACAGAATTCGGATTGTCCAAGTCGGTCAGATTTTTCAGTAGATGCAATAGCTTGTCCTTTGTCAATGTGTCCATACGAATTGCTTGCTGCACCAGCTGCAAATCCAGTTGTATTCCTCGATCGTTGATGGACTGGTCAAGGGCATACTCCTGCCAGACAAATTCCGGCACAGGGAACCGAGCAATTTTTTGTTCAATGGCTTGTTCCGTCTCCACATCCCGTTGGTTGTATGCCCGAAAGACGTTCCATTTCTCCGGAGAATCGGCAGGCGTATGAAATTGTGGAACGCCGTTCACCGTGTCATATGGTACGCAGAAATAGCGAATCAGGGCTTTCCCCTCGGACATTTTTTGTTGCTGTAACTGTAGCACTGCCCCCACGCCGGCAAGGCTCAGCGGCAAGCCCAGATAGGCAGCCGCCACCATCGTACACCGCCATGCTTTCGGGCTGAGGTAGTTGCCGCAGGCATCCTCCGGCAATCCATAGGAAATGAAGCATTCCGGATAGTTTCGCCGCAGCCAGACCGACAGGCAGACCCGTTCAAAGCTGGCGTTGAAGGCGTGCTTCTGAATGCGGTCATCCGTCAGAGCGTTGAGGATTTCTTCCGGCAGCTGTTCGCCGCAGGCAAGGTCAACTACCTTCACTGGGGCATCGTCTACGGAATATGCAAAAAGCAGAATATCAAAATACGGGGAATCCGCATAGCGGTAAACCCCGGCTTTTGTAATATCCACATCACTTTTTGTTTCTAAGTCAATCATCAATTTTTGCATTGTTACACCTATTACCCACCCGAACAGATACTCCGTCAGTCGCCCACCCGACATTTTTACTTACTTGTGATTCTTGAAACGATCAATCAGTGCGACAACGGAAATTGCTGCCCAGCAAAACATTGAGATGCACCAAAGAACCGCAATAACAACGGAAAGAATTGCCTCCATTTTTCTCACCATCCTTATTACTAAATTGCCATTTTAGTTAATCAAGGAAATCGTCACTTTCAAGAGCATCGAAATCATCAGCAGCATTGGTGCGTCCACTAAGCGGTTCACCATCTCGTACCTTCTGAATATTACCCAAACCGCAGGCAATGCCCTTATTTCCGTTGCTGTTAAACGCATAGAATGTTACCGCAACTCTTGCATAGCAGCCACTGTAGACTTCATTCTGATCGAGAATCGGCTGTACCTGCTGGTCAACAATCTGCGGAGGAGTGGTGCTATTTGCATTGACAAAATAGCAGTCTTTGTACACTTCATCCTCCGGACGTTCTGCATCGCCATCTCTCAGCGGCAACTTCAGAGCAGCCTTACTCGGCTTCTTTCCTCCGAACTTTCCAATGCCATCTTCAATGGCAGCATCAATGGCAGTCTGGATTTTTGCAAGAGTTGCCTTATCAGACTTCGGAATCAGCAAGGAAACACTATACTTTGCGGCACTGCCGTTGATGGATTTCGGTTCCCAGATGTTTGCGTAACTCAAACGCACAGTTCCTGTAATCACTTTTGTTTTTCTTTCGTTTGCCATTTATTTTTCCTCCTGTATTGTTTCAAAATCTTTTTCTGCGGAATTCCAAACCGGACGCTTGTCCGAAATTGGTACAAGTGCAGGCTTACCCGGCGGTTTGTATGTGAAATTCCCAAGAATTTCATCGAACTTTTTCTTTCCGCCAAGCAGCTTTGTCATTGCGGTAATTCCCAGCAGTTCCGGTTCGTTGTACGGATTTTTCCCATAAGCCTTGACTTTTTCAATGACCTTTGCCTCATCGGTATACTTTCGATTCGACCGACCTTCCACAACTTTGTACCCATTCCACTGTTTGCCGGAAATTGCTCGCTGCAAAGCATATTCCTTGATATCGGATGCCCATGAAACCAATTGATCAGCTTTTTCCAATACTGCCTCGATTTCAGTATCCACCAGCATTTCCGGGGGAGCGAAGTCATACTGTGCCAGCTGAAGATTGTATTCTGCACGTTTTCGGCAAGTTGCCTTCACTTTACAAAACCGACAGTGTTCACCAGCACAGAAATCTCCCTCGCCTTTGGATGCAAGTTCTGCTTTCGTTTTCAATTCTGTTTCTGCCCAATGCAACAGTTCAGAAATAGGCATAACGCATTCACTAACGCTCTGGATTCTCGGCTGAAAAATCACCATCCGGATTTCTGCAATGTCATAAAGGGCATCAAATAGCTGCAATGCACCCAGAGCATACAGCATCATCTGCGAGTTGTGATCAGCAGATACTGCTACGCCCTTACCATACTTAAAGTCAATGACAGTCAGGACATCATCTGCAACAATCACACAGTCGCCCGTACCAAAACCGCTGGGAACATATCGGCTGAAATCCAAACGCTGTTCCACTAAAACAATCGGTTCTTGCAGATTTGCCAGCTGTTCGGCAATGTACTGAGCATAGCTGTCCGTGCAGTCTTCCATTTCTGCATCGTAGAAGTCTAAGTTCTCCGTGGGATTAGATGCCGGATTGCCAAGCAGCTTTTGCACTTTGTACTCTGCCAACTCGTGGGCACACGTGCCTTCCAAGGCGTAGTCTGTCACGGTATCCGGCAGGGCAGCACAAAGCTGTGCGGACGGCGGACACGCCAGCCAACGAGCACTGGATGAAGCAGAAAGCACTGCGTGTAAACGGTTTGCATGATCGTTAAGTTCCAATCTGCTTCGCCTCCTCTAACAAGACCGCATATTCTTCGGGAGAAACACCAGACAGCTTTGATGCCCCGTGTTTCTGAAGCAGTGCCTTTACTGAATCTGTAAAACCAGAACGTGACTTTTCTGCCAGTACCGCTCGAATCTCAGAAATAGAAACTGCCTGCGTATCTTTCACAGACACCGGCTTCTGTACAGCCTCCGTATTGCCTTCTTCCGGCGGATATACCTGCTCAAATGTCTGTACTTCCCGTTCTGTCATGGTTTCCGCCATAGCTTCCAATTTGTCCGCCAATTGACGGATTACATGAATCACATCCAGTAATGTTGTAGGTTCTTTACTCATTTTCTTTGACCTTCTTTCTTAGCATTTTTGATGGGATTTAGAAACACGCCATCATGCACCACCTCCTTCCATAAATGCAGTCGAAAAAATCAGCATAAAATCGAACCCCATCAGTAGAAAAATCAAAATTTTTTCTTGATTTGGGCTTTGATTTTCATCATACGATGCCGAATTGCCGTTTCCGATACGCCTTCTTCTCTTGCTACCTGTGTCATAGGATTTCCTTCCACGACCACTCTGCGATAGGTATCCTGCTGCTTCGGCGTAAGACTGGACACCACCTCATGCAGACGCTGGATTTCCAAGGATTCCACTTCAATATCGACAGGCTTTGCACAATGTTGTTTCACCTTTCGCTGCTTCAGATTACGATACACCTCACGGTCATCCAACTTGTGCAAAAAGTCGATGATTTCAGGGCTTACACCCTGTTCTCCCGGATGCAGCACAGCGACTGTTCCATCTGCAAAGCGATAGACATAAACAGATCTGGCTGCTGTTCTTGTTTTACGAAATTTCATATACATATACATGACTCCTTTCTGATTGATAGAAGTCAGCTTGCAAAAAAACTCAAGTGAAGTCAAGTATATGAAACAAAAATAGCCGAACAGCATATAAAACAGTCGTCTCATATACTATCCGGCTATTTGGTAGTCAAATCACTCCGTTGCTCGGTATATTATCTATCTCTTATCAGCCATGCACATCTCAGATCTGCAGGAAACTTTCACGATGTTCCGGCAGTTTGGGCATTTCAGTTGAATAATCACTGGAATTTTAGGTAGCACAGAAATATCAAAGGCACGTTTCCCACATCTCGGACACTTCATCTTATACACCTGCTCACACCTCCAATATCAGTTCACTGTATGGCAGTGATTCTGCCCACTTGTAAAATCCAAACCACTCATCCAGCTTATGATGTTTTCTTGCTTGACAAGCGTTTCGCAATACTTCGTAGTTTAGTACTACGGTTCTACGTTGATTATAACTGGACGGGAGCAGCTGAATCATTTGCCACCAGTAAATATTCTTTTTAGTTTCCAGATATGTTTCTCGTGCCTTGTTGAGGGCTTTAATCGTGTACATAAAATCTTTGAGAAATTCTGTTCCTTCTTCAGCACCATTAAACAGATGTTCGCACGAAAAGTCATCCAATGTAAATTCTTGCTCTGCAATTTTATGCATTGTAGAGCAAGAATCAGTAACCGTTCCGACTTTGTACGTATCAAACTGTTTCCACCAATAAAGAGGGGCAATTATATCACAACTTACTGTAATCATTCGCATAAACTTCCGATGATCAGTACCTGCCTTAACTAATTTTTGCATTAAAGCCATATCGTTATCCCCAATACAAAACGGATTTTTTCCCAAATCGCTCCATGCCCAGCCACAATGAGAGCAACCCAAATTGTTGCATTTGGTTGTTATGGGTTCCTTGCAATAGCAACTATCCGACTTTTCCCAACTATTCATCGGATTTCGCATTCCCCGTATGGCCGCTTCCCATCCATACACGTCTGTGTTTTCGACTTTTATCATGCCAAGCCCTCCATAAATGCCGTCATAACTGCATCTGCTGTTTCATCAAATTGAATCAAACACCGCTTGAACAATTCAGTCTTAAAAGATGCCATTGTGCGATCATCCATTGCACCTTTTTCCCGCAGTTCCAAAAGTTGCTCGTTTGTAAGCATTGACCATAACAGTTCTAATGTTTCATCGCTCATTTTCAAGTACTCCTTTTCGTATCTAATTATATTTGCTTCATTCTTGCTCCACAGTCTGGGCAATACTTCCACCGCCGATATTCTTTCGGGAAACCACGTCTGCATTTTGAGCAGCAAACTCCGCCGTTGGGAATGCTTTCAATAAAACCATGTTCAAGCCGTTTAAGGTCACAAGATTCCCAACACGCAGAATCTTCCACGCTCTTTAGATTTTTGCAAAGCTTTATGAAATCCGCCTTACTTTTTTCTTTCAGCATTTCATCTGATAGCTCATGCGTCAATATAGGTCTTCCCATCAATTCTCTTGCATAGGCATATACATATTTTCGGTCATCACCAGTTAGCATACAAATTCCCGTATAGAGCTCAATGATAGCCGCTTCACGTTTCGTCATCGCTTGCCTCCTGATTTAACTTCATCAGTTTTTCCATGTACCACTCCGCCTTTTCAATATCCTCTGAGCCATTCTTCCGATCTGCACGAAAACGATATTTATATACGTTGCACATACAAAAGCACCGTACAGCATCCATGCCAAACAAAGCAATCATCTCGTCAATACACTCATACTTACCTTGATAGTGAACCGGATGATTCACATTGTCTGGTGCTTTCTCTATTGGAATACTCTCTTCTGTATTTTCTAACGGGATGAAACAGTCATACTTACCCGAAAGATTTATACAACGCCTGCACGGCTCCGCTGCTGTTCCTTGTTTACAAAATTGACAATTCAAACAAATAGCACGCATTTTTCAATCATCGCCTTTCAGTTCTTTCTGACAGAAACCAGAACAGCATATCCCTTCATCTGTTATCTGTATTGTTTTCTGCCCTGTATTCTCGCAAACAATGCCACCCTGTTTCTGCGTAATAACCGCAGCAGGTGTCCGGATGACTCTTGTGTTTTTGGACTGGTTTGCATATTTGCAGTTTACACAATCGTTCATTCTGCCTGTCCCCATTCAAAAATTTCTCCAGTTGGTTTCTCATTGCCCCACCGCAATTTTCCATCTCTTGTTGCAAACCAGATATTTTCTTTCGGAATCATTCCGAAAATCCCATACAACGCTTTTTCAATCTCACTTGCATTGTTAAAGTCACGAAATACATTCAACTCTGTCGGACGATCTCCGGTTCGATCTGTCAAATGATGCTCTTCGCAAGCCTGCAAAAAGGCATCAGTGTTGGAACTGTTCGTCTGTACCCATACGTCACCGGAAATAAACTTGTCCCAATCGAAAGCAGTTTCCGGTGCAGAACCCATACAATCAAGCAGCCGTTCCAAAGCCAATTTTGCACCAAAGGCAAAATCAAAAGCATCCTCCGGACAGCACCTTGCAATGCTTGCGTTTACTTTCTTGCCGTTAACATACTGTGTAGCCGTCACTGCGTTCCCATTTTGCAAAATGACAACCTTTGTTTCTTTTTCAATCTTCATTATTTTTGCTCCTTTCATTGATTGGAAGGGAATCTCTCACGCTTATCCAGCCCAATCTTCTATTCCTCCATCTATGCCATACTTTTTTCGCAAATCATTGCAGTACCTTTTCAAATCGATAGCATTCATCGTCAATGCAGCGTAGTACGGCGTAAGAATTTCACGCTCAATCGACCGAATTCTACCGATAGATTCCGGACTTCCGTCATACTTTTCCAATGCTCTCCGATAAGCAGAGAACTCACTCCTCAGAATTTCCGCAGCCAAGCGAACATATCCATCGTCCACGGAACCACAGCTTTCCTTTTGGTCACTGCTGACGGGAGTTTCAATTCTCTCACGTTTTAGTTTCTCACGATACTGTTTTTGGTAGGAAAGCACCTCTTTCCGTCTCTGCTGGTATCGTTCTTTGCTACGTTCAGATCTGCAAGCTGCACAAACACGATGAATTTTTCTCCGTTCACCAGTTTGTTTGCTGCGGTCAACAAACTCCCAGAGTGGTTTTTCTGCACCGCATTGTCTACAGATTCTATTCATGTTGTAACCGCCTTTCTGCCATTACAGCAGTTCCTTATCCAAATCAATACCATACTTTTCTTGCAAGTATGTAAGACAGTCTAGCGTAGAATACTGATGGTTCAAAATCCCGACCCCGTCCATTAGCTTAAAATGGTCTTTTACGCCATCCAAAACAGACCGCAGTCGCTTTTCTCCAAATCCGAACTCTTTATTGAGTTCCACCATACAAACGGACATAAACTGGGGAAGAACATCTTGAATTACCGATTCATAAATCTGATCTTTCTTTTTCTGATATTCTTCCTCAACCCTTTGACGGATTTCGCTTTCTCCGATTGTGATAAGCCTTGCTTTCATTGTCCTTACGCTCCTGTTCCATTCTGCCAAGTTCCCGGTTCAGCTTATAGTCAATCATACTGTTCAGTGCATCACCGTAGCCATCTCGGACAAGGTAAATGCGGATTTGTTCCAAGGTAATCAGCAAATCGCCGGTTTCCTCCACGAGATGATTCATTTGCAGCGAATTTCCGGGATACCGTTTGATTTTCTGAACTGCTTGAATGAACTCTGCTGCCTCCTCAACAGTCTGCTCCAGTTGCCTTTCAAAAGTTCTGGCATCCGTTATTTTTGCAATCACGTGCATCTGTTCCGTTGTCATTTTTATTCATTCCTTTTCTGAGTTCTTGATACTGTTTGGCATAAGCCTTTCTCCGAATCCTCATACAAGCACCGCAAAACCTGCGGTCAGCTTTCACATGAATCAGAGGCTTGCCACACATTTCGCACCGTTTATCCGCCATTACATACGCTCCGGATTCAGTTTCTGCACGATTCCACTAGTGAATCGATTGACAAGCGTAATGTAATCTGAAGCCGAATTCCATCTCGCTACAAACCACTCGTTCGGATCAAGATGCAATTTCTGATACATAATGATTTTTTGCCTGCGTGTTGGTTTCTTTGATTTCATATCTCTCAACTCCCTGTATTATCAAAGGTTCAGTAAAGTCCGCCAAGGCTCTCTAAGAATTCTCGGTTTTCCGATAGCCATTCACTGGCTCGTTCTGGATTTCGATATTTGTGGTGTTGCTGACCTTGATTTTTTGCTTTCTGAATATCCTGCTGACACCATCGAAACAGTGTTGCATAATGATTGCGATAGTGCTTTCCAGTCGATGCCATGTAGCTGGATAAGCTGCTGATTGTCTGCGGCAATTGTGTTCCATACAGTTCTGACAGTCGAGCATATTCGTTCTCTGTCAGCTGAACATTCTGAAAATCACCGAATGTTTGCTTTTCCGAGCGTGCGTCCCCCTCACATAATTCAAAACCTATTGATTCTCTTGTAGTATTATACGGTCTGTTTTTTTGACTAGGGGCATTCCTCTTTTTTGGCTGAGGGCATTCCGTTTTTTTGACCGGCTGGGTAAATTTTTTAGGCCTTTCAGCCTTTGTTTCAACATTCTTTCCACAGCCGCTTTCCACTTTTTGTGGAGAAACACGCTGTTCGATTGCGGTTAAATTTACCCGATAATGATTTCGTAAACCACCGTCATCATCCCTTGTCTGACGTTTCAAAATATACCCCAGTTTTTCAAGCTTGTTCAGGGCATTCAAAACCGTCTGCTTGGTGCATCCAGTCGTTTCAGCAAGGTAGGCAAGACTGCCGGAGCACTCATTTTCACCGTTTTCGGAAAAGCCATAGATCACTGCGTACAGCTGTAAAGTTGTCCCTTTCAGCTTTAGTTGGTTAATCATCCAGCCGTAAACGGTATAGTAATTTCCGTCTTTCATCTTTCTTCATCCACCTTTCTGATTTGGAGTAATTCCACTCGTTCCTCATTCAGCAACTCATGAAACCGTTCACGAGCATCCTTTTCATTTTCTGCGAGTACCGTATAGATTCGCTCTACTCCCATGTCCGAAAGATAGCAGCAAAATTCATACTTTTCTGTAGCCCGCACAATAACCCTTTTGTTGTTCTCCATAGTGATTCACTCCTAACCATTTATTTTACTTTTCAAGATGAAAAGTAAGTTGGATGTCGCTGATACGCTCAACGACTCAGAAGCGTGTTGCAATCGCTATCTGCAACGGGAAGCATGATTTTCCAGTCATGAAAACGTGCAGCCACCAATGCACGGTTTTTAAGTCAGCCGACACCGTTGCTTTACATCCACGGTCTACGGATTGCTGGCAGGCTTGGGTCGGGATACGCTCCCGACGGGCATTGTTAGGTAATCACCTATGGCATTCGGGGAGGGTTAAACCCCGTGGGATGCAGTTCCATTTTCTTTCGGGAGGATACTGCTCAAAGCCTCCATTCGGTTCTTGTAAACGATAATCGGACTGCCATCGGCGTCTGCTTTCGCATATTCCACTTTTGTCGTAAGTACGCACTGTGACTGGCAAATGCTCTTTTGGCAAGTCACATTTTTACTGGGGTCACACAAGTATAACGCACTTTCTTTCTGATGCTCTTTCATGGTTTCAATCTCCCTAACTACAATCTTTTAACGATTACTGCCTAAAATTTAACGATTGCTCTTAAATTTTAACGATTGCTTTTTAGCAATCATGGCTGGAAAATAAAAAATGCCTGTCCACGCAACGAACTGAATCGTTACGTGAACAGGCATTTGTCAAAAACCAGCGTATTTTCGGCACTTTTTCTGTTTGGATATAAAAAAAGCACTTAACCTTTTGTATCAAAGGTTAAGTGCAGTTATGGAAAAACACTTAACCTTTGATACAATCATGCACTCCCTTTGCAGGGGGTGTGCAAACAGTACCGAAAGGGTGTGCAGTGGGTAACCACTGCCTTTGACAAACCCGGAACACCGGATTCATTCGTTTTGCTTGTAATCTATATTACACTATTTTTCTCGCAAAGTCAAGACAAAAAAGCAGATTTGTGTAATGTTACAAATCTGCTTTTCGTTTTATGTGAAAAACTGATAATGCTGCGATTCAGAATCAAACTGTTATTTCAGTACCGTTTTTAAACCGAAATTGCAATTCTCCCTTTTTACCGATGGTCACTGTTTCAATCGCAGTAAGCCACACGTCCGAACTGAAAACCTTAATCGGCTCTTTCCTCTTTTTTATCTGCTCCATGAAATCTTGGATCACAGTGGTTTTATTTATGCGATCTAATTTTTCAGCCTGCAATTTCTGATATTTTGCTTTCAACGCCTCATACTCCCGCTCATAGGATTGGTACTCCAGCGTATATTCTGGCTGCTTTTGAACCGTTCGACTATTGATTACAACCATTTCTCTTATGTTTTTTGTGATCTGCTTTTCCTCATCATCCAGAACACTCATTTTCGTATCCAAATCTGAACAGTCTGAAAAAGCACGCAGCAACATCTCGCAAAGACTCAAAACGCTCCCTTTATCAGTAAGCAGTTGATTATAGGCTTTCAAAAAGCCTTGCTTTATCGTGTCCTCATCAATATGCGGTGTTTTGCAATAACAGTCATTCGTATATTTCTTGTTGCATCGCCATATCACACGTCTGTAACGGCTGTTAGAGTGCCAAACCTTAGGACCGTAAAAACCGCCACACTCGCCACAGACGATTTTGGCTGTGAATATACTGCCGCTGTGATAGCGTTTTCCCAGTTCTTTTCTCCTTGCCATTTCCGCCTGCACCAATTCAAATTCCTCTGGTGGAATAATAGCAGGGTGGCTCTCTTCTACATAGTATTGAGGCACCTCACCCTCATTCACTTTGGTCTTTTTCGTAAGAAAATCCACAGTAAATTTCTTTTGCAGCAGAGCAGAACCCTTGTATTTTTCATTGGTCAGAATGCTTTTCACCGTACTGAGATGCCATTGTTCTTTCCCAGATGGTGTCGGAATGCCTTTTTCAATCAAAATACAAGCGATTTTATATGGCGTCATGCCCTCCATAAACCAGCGATAAATACCGCGAACGATTTCTGCCTCCTCCGGCACAATTTCCGGCAAGCCGTCTGCTCCTTTTCGATACCCCAGAAAATGCTTGTATGGTAGACTTACTTTCCCATCGGCAAAACGCTTTCTCTGCCCCCAAGTTACATTCTCCGAAATAGAGCGGCTCTCCTCCTGTGCCAGACTGGACATAATGGTGATCAGCAGTTCACCTTTGGAATCCAGCGTGTAAATGTCCTCTTTTTCAAAAAACACCTCTACGCCTTTTTCTTTCAGCTTTCGCACCGTAGTCAAGGAATCTACGGTATTTCGTGCAAATCGGCTGACTGACTTGGTAACAATCAAATCGATTTTGCCGTCCAAAGCGTCTGCTACCATCTGATTGAATCCATCACGATGCACTGTGCTGGTTGCACTGATGCCCTCATCGGTATAGACTTTGACAAACTCCCAGTCCTCACGCTCTTGAATATACTTGGTATAATAATCGACCTGTGCCTCATAGGAAGTGAGCTGCTCCTCAAAATCTGTAGAAACACGTGCATATCCGGCAACTTTTCGCTTTACTTTCTGTGTTGTCGGCAGGTGCGTTTGCAGACTGATTGTTGGCGGTATTACAGTTACTTTTCGACCCATTTCTGATTCCTTTCTCGTGCGGCTTGTTTCATTTCCTCTGTCCAACTTTCTGCCCTTGATGGGTATTTCCAATGCCGTATATCAGATGTTCCATCGTGAAAGAAAAACTGCACCTCAAACGGTTTCGGAATCACAATATGGTGAATATTATCCCGAAATACAGCCGCATCAAATTCATCCAATTTAAGTACATCACAGATTAGAGCATATAGAATTGATTCCGGAATTTGCTTTGAACCGGGGCAGTACTTTTTTCCTCTCCTCAAAAAAGTAGCACACATCCAGATGATTCCTTGTGGGAGTTGTTTTCGTTGATAGTTCTTTCCACATAATCCACAGATAATAAGGCCACTAAGCGGATAACGGTTTGTAGCACCATCATGGGTGTATTGCTCATGTCGCTGAGCCAATATAGTCTGTGCTTTGGCAAACGTTTCAAGGTCAATAATTGGCTCGTGGGCTTCCTCTACATAATATTTTTGAAGTTCTCCCTGATTTCTCGTTTTTTTCTTTTCGATATGGTTATTACGATAGTATTTTTGGAGCATGAGATTTCCGATATATTTTTCATTTGTCAGAATTTCACGAATTCTTGGGTTTGTCCATAGGTTTCCTTGTCGAGTTGGTATTCCCATCTCGTTGATCTTATTTGCGATTCTCTGTTGTCCCATACCGGAAATATAATCTGAGAAAATCATGCGAACAAGTTCTGCCTCATTCGGTTCGATTTCCAAGACTCCCTCTGCATTTCTGCGATAGCCCAAAATCGTAATACTACCGATTTTTCCAATTGAGAAATCTTTTCGGATTTGCCATTTTCGATTTTCACTGGCAGAATAGCTTTCCTCCTGTGCATAGGATGCCAGAATGGAAAGCAGCAGTTCGCCATCTGAACTCATGGAATGAATCCGCTGTTCCTCAAAATAGACATCAACGCCCAGCGATTTCAATTCCCGTACCGTTTCCAGCAGGGTAACCGTGTTTCGTGCAAAACGAGAAATAGACTTTGTCAGAATCAAGTCAATTTCTCCCTGTCTGCATCGGTTCAGCAACTTTTGAAACTCTGCCCGGTTTCCTTTTGTTCCGGTCAGTGCCTCATCTGCATAAACACCGCAGAACAGCCATTCCGGATTGCTCTGAATCAGCTGATTGTAATAGCTGACCTGCGATGATAGAGAATGGAGCATGGCATCCTTTCCGCTGGATACTCTGGCATAGGCTGCCGTCCGTTTCAATGGAAACTGCTTTTTCTGCGGAAATACAACTTTTTGTATCACTCGTGCCGTGATAACCTCCCCCTTTCCGATGACATATTACCGTATGATCGGACAAGAGTCAAGGAATATACTGCACGAGTTTATGCCGCATTCCTTGGCTAAGATGTCATGCACACGCCGATAATCTTCTTCTGTTATTTTTCGTTCAGCAAGAAGCGTTTTCAAAATTTGCACCGCTGCCTTGTACTGCATGATCTTGTCCCAGACTTCTTCTTGATTTGCCGTAGCAGCTGCGTGAGCAGTACTTTCTGTTTTTGTTGCCATAGCTTACAAACACCTTTCCACAAAATTGACAGGTACAATCATAATTTGCTTTCTTATTCAGCTTTTCTGAATTGGCATACCACCATTTCAAACGACACGCATCTGAACAGAACTTCTTTTTTCGATGCTTGGGTGTCATCACTAAAGCAGCACCACAACAAGGACACACTGCTGTTTTTCGCCTGCAATAAGAGGCGATTGTATTTACAGACACCCCAAGAATACCAGCAATTCTTTTGTAGCCGTTTCCTTGCTCTCGCAAAGTGTCAATTTGCTCCTTTTGACCCTGCGTCATTTCGGTTTCCTCCCGTATCTAAATTTTGTAGTGACCCAGAAAGGTTCACCATCATAAATACAGTCGAAAAAAGGGTCGAAAAATCGAACCCCCTCTTGAAAATTCAAATGAACGCAAAAAAATCCCTGCACCGGAGTTTTTCTCCGAATGCAGGGATTTCTTCTTGCCAAATAGGACAAATATAGTACTGAAATTTCTATTGACAAAACCGATACGAAGTGGTATAATAAAATTAACCTTAGAAGTTAATATGAGGTGATCCGTTGAAAGTAGAATACAAAAATAAAAGCATTGAAAAAGTGTGTACCAATGCTTCTTTCGCAATAAAAAAACATGGTTCAGATATGGCTGAAAAAATAAATCAAAGAATTGGAGAAATAATAGCAGCAGATTCAGTTGAACAAATGATTCAATATCAGATTGGTCGTTGTCATCAGCTTCACCAAAACAGAAAATCACAATATGCAGTTGATTTAGTGCATCCATATCGATTAATTTTTGAAAAAAAAGAAAATCAAATAAGTATCGTGAATATAATAGAAATAGTTGACTATCACTAATTATATTCGCATGAAAAGGAGGAGCTATTATGACAAAAAGTAGAAGTTATATAGCAACACCACCAGGTGCAACCATTAAGGAACAGCTGGAAAATCGAGGTATGAGTCAAAAAGAATTTGCTAAACGCATGAATATGTCAGAAAAACATATCAGCCATCTGATAAACGGCGATGTTCAATTAACCCCTGATGTTGCCAATAGATTGGAAATGGTTTTAGGATTGCCAGCAAAATTCTGGAATAATCTTGAATCAATATACAGAGACAAATTGGCTAAAATTGAAATTGAGAATTCTATGGATAGAGATAAAGAGGTAATTCGTTCTTTTCCTTATGCACAAATGGCTAAAAATAACTGGGTTATTGATACAAGGGACAAAACTGAAAGAGTTTTCTCGCTGAGAAAATTCTTTGAAGTGGTAGATCTTTCAAAAATGATAGAAAAAAACCTTGTCCCTCAAATAGCATGCAGACGTCAAGCAAGCACAGAAAAAGCAGACTATGCTTTACTTGCATGGGCTCAAAAAGCAAAAATGGAAGCCAGAAAGCAGCAAGTTTCACCTATCAATCTTAACAGACTAAATACATTGCTTCCTTCTATCCGTCTTATGACTACAAAATCGCCTGAAATCTTTTGCCACAGCCTTGTTGAAGAACTTTCTAAATGCGGTATTTCTATCATATTTCTACCGCATATAGGTGGTTCTTTTCTACACGGTGCAACATTTTATGATAAAAATAAAATTGTTGTTGGTTTAACCGTTCGTGGAAAAGATGCGGATAAATTTTGGTTCAGCCTTTTTCATGAATTTGGTCATATCTTGCTTGGGCATCTCAACCAATCTGGAACAACTGATGATGATGAAAAGGCAGCTGATGAATTCGCTAAAAACCATCTTATCAGAGAAAATGATTTCGAGTCTTTTGTAAGCAAAAATGATTTCTCAACTAACAGCATTATTGAATTTTCTAAGCAGATAGACATCGCACCCGGAATCGTTGTTGGTAGACTTCAAAAGGAGGGATACATTAACTTCAGTTGGCATAATGAATTGAAAGAAAGATATTCAATAATTTTATAAATACTGAAAATTCAAAAATGCCCTTGAACATGGCATAAGTTGCTCTTCTTCTATTAGAGACACCACGTTCAAGAGCGTTTTTTACTACCTATAAATGGCATTTAACCGCTGTTTTATCCGTTCAATTTCCCGTCAATACTGGCAACGTGCTGCAAGATTTGCTGGAGTGTGTCACTATCGTTAGTGCCTTTTTTCGTGTCCTCATTCGGCTTATCTGTGGTGGTTGCATTTTTTGCAAATCCATTCAACCCAGCAGCCTTGATGATCGCCGGATAATCCTGATACGCATAGTCCAGATCTACCTCGCCGACAATGCCGGAAACGCTGCCTTTCCAGCTGTACTGCCACAGCCCATAATTCCCGGCATAGGACGATTTGTTCACATCCACATGAGACAGGAACACGTCATACCGATTCTTTATATCGTCCCCGATACAGCTTTCCAGAGCCGACTTGAACGTATAAATTGCCGCATAATACCCGGCAGATTCCAACGCACTGCAAAATGCCTGACACAGAGCATCTGCATTTTGCAGACTTGCCTGTTCTTCGATGTCAAATGCGATTGGATACTCGAACTGCTTTCCAGCCAGAACAGACAGGCACACAGCAACCTCCTGCTCCGCTTCTGCGGCAGTTTTGGCGTAGCTGTACCAGTACGCACCGCAGGGGATTCCAAGTCGTTTGCACTCGCTGTAATTCCGTTCAAACTGCACATCGATCTGGCTGGATTCTTTCCCAAAACCAGCCCGTAAAATTGCAAAATCCACCAGCCCGGATGCTTTGACTTTTTCCCAGTTGATTACGCCCTGATGCTTGGAAACATCAATCCCTTTTGCCACAATTTCAGATGGTTGCGGCTGTGCTTTTGCAATGCCGAAATAGCGGTAGAAATCGCTTGTCACCGTGTTTGTGCCTTTGATTTCATCACCATACCATTTTGCCCCTGTTCGCACATCCAGATGCACCGAAGTATAAGCACCGGTGATATTGGCAATGCCGCTGAAACCCAAATCCTGAGCCTTACAGCACACCGTCTTTGCTGAAATTATGTTGCCGGACTTGTCGTAGCACACCACGTCCGCCGCCGTCCCTTTGGTATGCTGCCCAGTACTCGTACCGCCTACCGCTTTATCATGCTCAGGACAACGGTAACCGCTGTTGACGATGATCTTGCCGCAGTCCAATGCTGCATACAGCTGTTCCAGCTTGCTCACCAATTCATCCGAAATCAAAAAGTCGTGGCTTTTACCGCATTTACAACGGAATTCACGAGCGTTGAAGTGCTCAGTCAGTTGGGTGTTGTCCGTTGCTGAAAAACTCTTTACTGTCATATAAAACGACTCCCTTCTACAAAAAAAATACTTTTGAAAAAATCGAAAATTCGCTTGACTTTTCCACGAAAACGTGGTATAATGTAACTAAAGAAAGGGGGAAAGCAAATGCGGACAGGCGAATTAAAAAAGAAACTTCGCAAAGCCGGATGCTACAAAATCCGAGAGGGCGGAAACCACGAAATCTGGTACAGCCCCAAAACAGAAACAGCATTTTCTGTTGGGCGGCATGACGGACAGGAAATCGCAACCGGAACCGCAAACAAAATCCTGAAGGATGCGGGGCTGAAATAAGCCCCGACCCTACGGGGTTTTCAAAATGGCAAGAAAGCGAACCATTCGCTTTCCTTGTCAACTTTTCAAATCCGCATTTGTACCCCCATTCAAAAACAAAAAGGAGCTGGTAAAATGGCAAAATACGTTTACCCTGCAATCTTCACAAAAGAGAAAAACAACGCTTATTCGGTTGACTTTCCGGATGTAGAAAACTGTTATACGTGCGGAGATTCTTTGGTGAATGCAATGGAAATGGCATCTGATGTCTTGGCAATGATGCTGTGTTTCAGAGAAAAGGAAAAGAAACCAATTCCGGTCGCTACTCCGATCAAAGAAATTCAAACAAATGCAGACAGCTTTGCAACCTTGATTCTTTGTGATACGACCGATTATCCTCTCGTGGAGTGTGAGCCGAATGCAGAATAACATCAAGAGAATACGGGAACAGAACGGCATTACTCGAAAAGAGTTAGCCGCTCTTTCCGGCGTACACTATAAGAAAATTACAGACTACGAAAACGACTACATCAAATTTGAAAATATCACAATCGGGAATTTGAACCGTATTGCAACTGCCCTCGGTGTTACACTGGATGAACTGTGTAGAGAAGATTCCGAAAATCAGTAAAACAACTACTATAGAAAAATGCGGTATGCCAAAACGACATACCGCATTTTTCATTCTTTTTCTTCTTTCTCGGATTCTAAAGCTTTTCGGAGCAAGCGTTTGATTTCCGTCTGCAAGGCTTTTCCCTCTAAGGCATCCAGAATATCCTTATCGCTTTTTCGATTCAGCTTCAAACCAATGAAACGTGTATTTTGCTTATCATACTTTTCTTGGGGTGTCAAAAAACCACTCCTAAAATTTTTTCTTGCCAATTCGGGCAAAACGTGATATAATTGTTGTAGCACGAAAAAGCGGTGGCAAGTCCGCTCTTTCTGTGTTTCCGTTGCCGACTGTTTTTCAGTCGGCTTTTTCTTTTAGCCCTGAAGCATCTGTTTCAGCTGTTCAATAATGGCTTGCTTTTCAGCCTCGGTTTTCGCATCCTCTAACTGCTTGATTAAAAGCATAATAAAGGATTTGAACTGCAAATCCGTCATTCCCATTTCCTCCATATGTGCCTCCTTTCCATATCCGCTTGCCCGGTATTCGTGGGTGGTTTCCCAATCCACTGTAATCATTATACCATAGGTTTAACCTATGGTCAAGGATTTTTTCTGGAAAGTGTAATATTTGTCGGAGTACACAAATTCGGTGCTGCTTTTTGTACGATAGCAATACCGTTTTCAATTGTCAAACAGCAGTACTACTCCTTGATTTCAGGTAATCCAGCCACGCTGGTCAGTACAGATAAAAGGCCCGCCAGAAGTGCGGTACTGCCAACTACAAGCCAATTAACATCCTGCATGGTTGCTGCCACACCAACTGTCGCTATTGCTGTCTGAGCAATGGTTTTGATTGCCCGAATAACAGCAGCTTTCGTCCACTGTTTCCAATCTCTTTTCATACGGTTTCTCCTTTCTCGGTTGGCAGTGCCATGAATTCCTCGTGCAAGTGTGTCATCACACCGTTGCCGCCAAGTTCGTGATACTGCCGGTACATATTTTCGTAGTTTTCTTTTGCATAGATGGGTGCGAATCCAGCATCAATGTACTTGTTATAGCAGTGCAACATTCGGTCACGGAGCAGGGCTTGCACACCGTATTCCAAAGCCTTTTGTCTGGCATCCTGCTTTTGCATGCGGTTTAAAATCGACCTTGTACCAATGCCCAGAATACCCGTTGCAGACAACATAGAAATCGCAATGGTGATAATCTCTCGAATCACACTGCTTCCTCCGTTTCTTTCACATCATTCGTTTCTTTCTCTTCTTTCACATCATAATCACCAGAAAGCAAAACGAGCATCTCCGGTGTCAAGTCGCCGGATGCGAAAATTTGATACTGTCCATTTTCCAGCTGCACCGCCTGAATTTTTGCGTTGCCCCAGCCTGTTCTTTGGATGGCTTTTCCCTGTTTCAATGATTCTACGGCTTCAATAATATTCACTGTATCATCTCCTTAAAGTAACGAAATTGACTGAATCAGCGGGTGACTGTTATTGCTCCGACCGACCCACACCAAATAATAAGTGCCTGCCGTTACGCCCTCGCAGGGAGTCAGCGTTGTGATATAGTCCGTGCTGTACAGCCACTGCAAAGGCAAGTCCATATAACTGCCTTCCGTCTGTGCTTTGGCAAGGATGTCCGCAGCCGTTCCGGTGTCGGATTGTACCAAGCGTAAAATGCCAACCTCGGTACTGCCAGCAAGGAAACGGATTGCAATTTGCGTGGATGCTGTCACGCTGATCGGCAGCGTGCAACAGGTATAGCATCTATAATCCCATCCAAAAACGGTTGTTCCATAGTTCAGAGCGTAGTTGTTCTTCGCACTGCAAAAATCTGCATGCAGGGCGGTAAAGTCCGCCACGCTGTAAATCGTATCATTGTAAAGCAAAGATACAGTATCCCGATGTGTTGCATCATACAGCACGGTTGTGGTGGGGGATTCGCCGCCCGAAATTTCCAAAACTTTCGGCACGAGTGTATTAAATTTTTCTGCGACTGTTGCCGACACGCCTTTTGTGGTCAGATTCGCTGCAAGCTGCTGCCGCAGTTGGTTTAGTTTTGTCAGCTGCTCTGTAATTGTCACCGCCATGTTACACCTCCACCATCACTGCAAGGGCTGTAGATAGATCGCCGACGCTATCCTCTAAAGTTTTGATACGGGTTGCAAGGCTGTTGTCCGCTGCCTCTCGCTCTGCTGTTACTTTCGAGTACGTGCTATGCAGATAAGTTTCAATGCCATCCAGAAAATCTTTATTGTCGTGCGTATGGGCAGATGCTTTGAGTGCATCCACATCCGGCGACAAATCCAGCACAAACAACCCGTCTGGTACAATGTCCAGAGCGTTGTGAGATACCGTGCTGATGGACGGCAATACCTGCCATGTTTGCTTGCCTGTTACTGTAACCAGCTTTGCGGTGCAGTATTTCGCTGGTTCACCCTCTTCACATCCCGGCGTATAATCGCCCCAAGAGGCAGCCTCTCCGCTTGTTCCATTTTTGATGGTTGCTGTCGTTGTTCCGTTTTTATCGGTAATAGAGATAACAGCCCCGGCGTCTGTTTCTGTAACGTTTGCTGTTGGGGAGTAACCGTCTGCACCATCCTTGCCGTCAACCCCGTTTGTTCCGTCTTTGCCGTTTACGCCGTTTTTGCCGGGCGTTCCAGCGTCGCCTTTTTCTCCTTTTTTGCCAGGGTCGCCCTTTTCACCTCGTTCTCCTTTTTCTCCGGGTTCGCCTTTCGCTCCTGTATCGCCTTTTTGTCCCTTTAAGGATGTCAGCCAGTCTGCTTCTGTTCCGGTAAATCCGTTCTGCAAGGCGACTTCATAGGCGGATTTTCCGGCTGCTCCACGGCTGCCCGTGTCGCCCTTGTCGCCCTTTTCACCGTTGTGCAGTTCTGCGGTCGTTGTACCGGTTGCGTCTGTCACGGAGATGGTTGCACCCGTTTCCGTTTCTGTCACGGTTACCGCTGGGGAGATTCCATCTTTCCCGTCCTTGCCGTCTTTCCCGTTTTGCAGTCCGGCAGCTTTTTTCTCCAGTTCTTGTAAGAGCTGAGCATACAAGTCCGGTGTCGGTGGGATGGGTGTCACACTGTCAGAAACAAATCCAGAAGGCTTGATATGGAGGGAAACCGGAATGGTAGTTGCACGAAGAGCTTTCGTGTCGGAAGGAGCATACCCGAACACACTCAGCTTAATTGTGCCGGCTTTGCATTCAGAGGGGAGCAGGCAGGATTTCCCGTCCGTTCCTAAAATCAGATTGTAGGTTTCGCAACACTGCGTAATCTGTACAACTTTATGCAGCCCTTCCCACGCTCCATCAAATACAAAGTGCAGCGGTACAAAGGCAATCTGATCCGCTGCAATGGCATCCCGTTCCAGCAGTTCTATTCGCTGTTTCTGCACGAAAAATTTCATCATGCGGTTTCCTCCTTCCAATCCATGTCTTCAGAATCCCATACGAAAGCCCCATCAACGCAATTGATTCGCTGTAAATAGCCATTGTGGTAGTTGGCTTTTGCATCCGAGGTCATCCAGTTGGTGGGCTTTGTGATGGCGTTCCACTGTTCTTTTGTGCCTTCATAGGTGATGGTGGTTAGACTCTCGCAGTACGTCAGCATATTAGAGCCGAATGTCTTGCAATTTGTAGAAATCGTAAGAGATTCTAACGCCGTGCACTGTACAAACATAAAAGAGCCCAGCACACTACTTTCCGCACGAACGGTTTTCAGTTTCGTGCAAGTGGAAAGAAAATAATCTTCAATTACAGATACACGGGCGGGAATGACGAGTTCTGTAATATTCGTTTGCCGCAGAGCATTTCCGCCAAGTTTTTGTATGCCTGCCGGAAGAGTCAGTTCTGTTAGTCCCCCATAAGATTGGAATCCGCCGGAGCCTTGTGCAAAGATGCGGTATCCCAACTCGGTCAATGTTGAAGGAAGTGAAATCGTCTGCATATTCTGGCAGCGGTAAAAAAGAGCATTCCCCAACTTCGTAATGCCTTCTTGTACAACTACAGATTTGATTTCTGGCATGTTGTAAAATACAGATTTTGGTGTACTTTCATCGCTGTAGTCGTAGGTTGCACCAGAGCCTTGCAGCAAAACATGACCGTCTGCATAGCGGATATAATAGACATCTTCGCCGCATTGTCCAGCGGCAACCACGTCAGAAGTAAAGGCTTTTAGCTTTTCTTCCAGTTTGGCAATCTTGCTATCCTGTGCATCTTCCCGTGCTTTTAATGCATCCATGTCTGCTTTTAGTTGTGTCATTTTTACCAGCATCTCTGTGACCTTGCACTTACCAAGAATACACTTGCAGTATCCGCATTTGCTTTCATCCTCCCGATAATCAATCACATCTTCTGCTGTCAATTCTGTTGCCCCGGCTCGCAGTCGAACTGCTGCCAAGGTCAAATAGGTGGTCACATTATTGTTGGTGAACGAAGGAATGACGGGTTCGGTGGCAGCGATTCCAGGCTGAATGCGAAGACCGCAGGTTCGTGTAGAAAGGTCACAGAACAGAGCAATGACCACATAGCGATCCAGCGATTCATCTACATAGGAAGCACAGTCAACCGTATGCAGCGTGTCACTGATGAGATAATGCCCGTTAATCCATGCTTTGCCTGTGCCGAATGTGACGGCTAAATTTTTAACTGTCGGGGCAAAGCACTGCCGGTAAGTATCCAGAATCCCATTGCAAATTAAACTGGACAAATATGCCGTGAAATCTTCTGCGGTATATACCCGGTCAAGATTTTTTGCATTAAAAAAGCCGTAGGAAAATGACATATGCTCACTCCATTTCTTTGAAGGTCGGGGTCAGACTTCTGCCGTTCTGGTCGAAGCTCTCCACCATGCCGATCAGCTGAATTCTCGGCTGGATCAAGCCAAAGCGTTTCTGTTCCACGGTCACATAGTCGCCCACAAAATAGTCCTTGTTGTACTGATACTGGGTCGAAAAAGCAGCGATAGCGGATTCCAATGCCGTTTTCGGCTGTACCAGATGTTCTGCACCGCTGCTTTTCAAAATTTCTAAATATTCCGCATCGGTCACATCTTCTTCCTGTGCCGTGTTTCGCTCATCCACATACACCTCATAGCGGTCAAGATAGGTCGGCTCTGCACCGGAACAGAAGGTGGTTCGCTTTCTGGCATTTCCTTCGCCGCAGCCCAGCACATAGGCGAAGTTTTTCTGCACCGCATCATCCGCCGCATAGGAGAACGACAGCAGATTGTTGTACGCATCGGAGAATACGATGTGGGGATTTTCATCCTGCAACAAACTGCGGTCTGTTCCGGAAAACAGGTCGCATTTCAGTGCATTTCCATCCAGCCGCACATTTGCCGAACCGCCGATGGTTTCACAAAGGCTGTACAGCCATTCTAAGATGTTGTCATAGCTGACCTGCATTCGTGCGGTGTTCTGCCAGCAGTCACCGGATACTGTTCCCATGGAAAAACCGGGCAGATTGCGGATTCCGGCGGAAATGGCATTGCGGGACAGCACCTTGCGGACGATGTCCTCATAGCTGCCGTTTGCGGTGATGGTGGGATAGATGATTCTTCGTTCCAGCAGACAGGCAAGAAACCGTCCGGTGACTGTCAGATAATCGCCTTTCTCGGCATCGGTTTCCAATTGCAGGGACTCAATGATGCCGAAGTGCTGTGCATCATCACTCCTCGCCACAATTCTGCCACGCTGAAAGATGGATACATTCTGGGGACTGGCAGCGATATACACCTCAAAACAGCCGCACTGGTAGAACTCAATGTCCCATAAGAGCGAAGAATAACTGTCGCAGATGGCTTCCAGTGACACAGAAATCTGATCTTTCAGAGCCGTCAAACTGTAAATTTCCAACTGCATTTCTCACACCCCCAGATAGGAATTGCGGTGCATCAAAGTTACACGCAGCTTTTTCACACCACGAACTGCCTCGACCCGAAAGATATTTGTGCCTTCCTTCAAGGTCAGCCAAGTCGAACCGGAAACCAGCCGGTTCAGGATATTGCTGTC